TAAACGGTGCAGTTTTAACTTTTGCCGGTAGAACGTTGCCGGTTACGACAGGATAAATCAAATGAGCGGTACAACCGGTAATACTGATGTTTCTTCACTTCCTGTTGCTACACAAAGTCAATTTCCTGCGCTTCGCGTTGTAGCCGTTAGCTATGATAGTAACGGTGTACCTACTGCTAGTTATGGCGTTCAGCTTTCTGAAATTATTTCAAGCGGTGTAAATGGCGCTACAATTCTAAGCGGTAGCGGGGCACCAACAAGTGCTGAAGGTATTACTGGCGATTATTATATTGATAACGTAACAGGCAATTTTTACGGTCCGCTTTCTTTAACTGGTTCACCTTGGCCAGCTAGCTCTTTTTGTTTGAAAGGCGTTAATGGTGCACAAGGTATTCAAGGCCCGCAAGGTCAACCAGGTGTAAATGGAACTAACGGTTCCAACGGTTCTGTTATTTATTATTCAAGCGGTGCACCATTAGGTTCTATAGGTAACGTTGGCGATTTTTATATTGACGGTGACGCACATAATTTTTACGGTCCAAAAGTTGCTAACGGAAATTGGGCCGGTATTGTACCGTTTTCGCTTGTTGGTCCGCAAGGCATACAAGGTGTTCAAGGCAATCAAGGTATTCAAGGTAATCAAGGTATTCAAGGCAACCCAGGTTCGCCGGGTATAACACCAATCATTACGGCAACAGCACAAACTGTTACATACGGTTCTCAAGCTGGGGTTATTGTTAGCGGTCCAAGTTCATCGCCTAATTTTGAGTTTTTAATACCAGCCGGACAATCGGGCGGCGGAAGTGGTAGCGGTACGGCTATTTCATCTTTAGCCATTGCTGCAACTATTTCTGGAACAGATTATTTAGGCGCATCTGTAAACGGCGGTGATGCACGTATTGCTGTAAATAGTTTGATAGGAAATTTGAGCCTTGTTACAAGTAGCGTTTTAAATTCTGCATCAACAAGTTTACAAAGCGAAATAACATTAAACGGTAATTCGATTGCAAGTAATGCTGCATCTATAACAACGGTTTCAGCTTTAGCTAACGCTAACGCAACGTCAATTTCAAATGAAGCTACGTTGCGAGCAAGCGGCGATGCTAGTTTATCAACTGCATTAGCTTCCGAAATTGCCTCACGTCAAGCGGCTGAAAGCGCAGCGGCAGTTGGCTATAATTATCAATCGGGCGGTTATAACGCAACGACTAATACTCCGGCCCTTGCTGCCGGGGCGGCGAACGGCACGGCTTATATAGTTTCGGTTGCGGGTACGCCGCCTAGCACTGTACCTTGTGGGCAACCGGGCGGAACTTGGGGACCGTTAATTCAAGGTCAAACTATTTTTACTAACGGAACGGTTTGGTTTGCTGGTCCTACAAATTTTGCACCTTTGCAAAATCCAAACTTTAGCGGTCAAGTAACTGTTGCTGGTTCTATTGTACTTGCTTCCGGTCCTGGCAATGACGCAGTTGATTTCACTGATCCAGGCGGCGCTTTGCTTATGAGTTTAGGGCCGGATGGTAGCGTTTATTCACAAGGTACAGCGGCGCTAATTGGCGGTTTGAGTATTAGTCCAGGCGGCGGTTATAACGGTTTGTTAATTACTGATCCGGGCGGTGCAGTAGGTTTAGCAATTCCTTTTGGTAATATAACGTCTACACCAACTTTTTCGACCGATGACTATTTGTCGGCAGATGTTGCTGCGCTGGCGCAATCGGTAGTCATCGAGAGCCAAAACAATATTACCGGGCAGCGGCCGACCGCCCAGCTTAATGGTTTTCCTGGCTATGGGCAGTCCGAGCAGCAAGGCGATAATGACGGCTATTCTCAATCCACGATTGCCGTAAATGGCAATGTTAAGCTGGGCAATTCCACCCGGCCGCTCTTGCAGAGCGGGACCATTTGGCAAATACCGGGCAGCGCATCCCTGACGCCGCTCATTGCGGATAACCAGGACCCGGTGACGGGCCTTGTCAAGAATCCCATTCAGGGCGGCTTTCTTAATCTGACCGGCACCATCACGGTTTCAGATAGTCCCAATAGCAGCATGACTTTTACAAGCTGCTCGGGCACTCTGGTCACCGAGCTAAATAATGCCCAGACCTTTACCGCGGTCGGCGGTGCGGGCCAGCCCACTTTTGATCTGACCGCCGTTTTAACGGTTGGGGATCAGCATCAATATAGCGGCTTTGTTGCTCCGCTTGCTTATATCAATAACGGCGGTGTATCAGATACTTCCCGCCAAATCGGCACCCTGACACCCAACAGCATAACGCTAACCTCGGGCAGCGCGGGCTATGCTTGCCAGGGGACCAATAGCGGCCCAATCAGCATTTACCGGACCAATAATACCGGAGCATTTGGGGAAGACCCCAATATCTCGGCGGCTAATGATTTAAGCCAGCTCTCCGCCCTGGACAATTCAAGCGGAACGCCCCTTAATTTTTGGGTATTGAACGGCGCCATCGCCGGGCAATCAGTGGCGCAGTTGTCGGCCGGCAATGCGATCTATCAGCGGTTTATCTCCGGTATCACGCAGCTTCAGGCGCTGAAATCGCCCGGTGCCACCAATCCCAGTCTCGTGAATTGCTTTGCGGTGACTTTTCGGCAGGGCAATGGCGATCTCGTCCCGACCCCGACCAGTCAGGCAACTTACATTGCGGAACTGACGGCACTCATCACGCAATTCCGCGCGGACATGATGCGGATATTCGGGCAGGCTTCTCCGCCATTCTGGCTCATGGACCAAATCGCCGGTCCCCAGCTTTCTAACAGCGATCCGCTCAATGATGCGGTCGTTATGGCGCAGCTTCTTATGGCGCTTAATCCGCCAAATCCGGATTTCTACCTTATTGGTCCGACTTATTATCGTGCCAATAACGGCATACATCCAACGCCAAATGGCCAGCGCCATACAGGCGCTATGATGCGCAAGGTCATTAAGCGGATTTTGTCGGGCAAGGGCTGGCTGCCCATGTATCCGACCTCGATCAATTATCGGGGTTCGACAATCCGCATAAGCGTACATGCGCCTGTGCCGCCAATCCAGTTCCGCCCGGCGTATCATCTTTGCACACCAAGGATGACTGCTGACGCTGGGTTTTTGATCACCGATGCTAACGGCGTCAATCCCATTTTAACCGTAACGATTGTTGGTTCCGTTACGCTTGCAATACAATGCGCGCGTTTGCTTGTTGGGCCGGTAACGGTTCAATATGCTGACGGTGCGACGCATCAAGGTTTAGGCAACCTGTTTGATAGCGATGGAGCTTTGACGCCGCAAGTGTACGAATTTCAAGCTTTTGCTGGCTACATGCCGATTGAAAATATTGGCGCTTTTACTGATACTTCTGGGTTAACAGGTACGCCGGGTTTAACATTTCCTTCGCCTATAGGTGAACAAATGCCGTTAAATAATGGTTTGTGCGTTTTCAATATGCAAGCAACAGCCGGTTAAGGATATTTTGATATGACAACAAATCCAGTTTTGTCTTTTGCCGGAACTAATTTCTCTAAACCCGGTATGTTATGGGTTCCAAAAACAACTATAATTGCGCCAGCTTGGGCAAGATTTTTTGGCGGTGAAAATTCTTTGCTTCAAGCATCGCAAAGCCAAGACAAAACCGGTTCGCAAGGTTCGGCTGTTGGTTCGCCGGTAATCGGTTCAAATTATCTTACTTGTATTGGTGCTGATATCGCCGGTATTGATACGCCTTTTATACCGCAAGCTGCAACCGCTCTTACCGCTTTTGTAGCTTGTCAAGTACCAACATATTCAACCGTTTCGCCTAATGCTGGTTATGCGCAATTAGCTGGAAACAAATTGTTGACTTCGCCAGCTAATTTTGATTGGTATTTGGGCGGAACTCAATATTTAAATTTAAACGGTGTTGTTACTCAAAACGCATATGCTGGCGGTAATCCTACCGTGCCAAAACTATATGCTATGGTTTATCGTCCTGGCGTCAATCAACAAATTTATGATATCACAGGCGGAACAAGTACAATTACCGCAAATACCGCCGCATTAGCAACGCAAGGTGCATCACTACAAGTTGGTGCATACGGTCCGGGTTTGTCTGGTTTTCAACAGCCAAACGAAATTTTTCATGCTTCGTTTTTCCCTGGCGATTTGACGGCTTATGGAACGGGTGGTGGCACAGACTTTTTAAACGTGATTGCACAAATTCGTTATATTCTACTAAACAAAAATGGCGTGACCGTTTAGTGTGGGCAGTAAAACATTGCGTTGATTTAGCGAAAGACATATATAAAAAGCATGGAGTCTGCCATGCTAACGCAAGTAGAAATTTATTGTCCATTCAATCGTGATGTTTCATGGATAACGCAAGAGATTTGCGAAGCTTACGCCGCTGCATGTTTGCGCGGTAACAAAGTAGCTGAACGCGAAGCATTGGCTTTATCTGGCGATTCATACCCGCGTATGGCACTATTAAAATCAATGCTTGATACGCATCCTGATTTTATTCGTTTAAAAGAAGAATTGATTGACAATTACGGTATAGACTATTTTGTTAAAAGTAAAACTCAGCTTGAGCATATACGTGATTTAGAAGAACGTATGGAAAGCGAAACAGATAACGAAGTGTATGCTAAGTTATCTAAAGAGTTGCGAGAATTGCGCGGATGGATAACTAAACCTACTGAAAAAACTCAAACGGTTAATACAAACATTTTGTTGTCAGCATCTACAAACGTTTCGATTGATAGGCATAATCCGCGCGAAGTCGCGCGATATTACCAAAGCATTATGGGTTAGGAAAAGCGTTATGAAAAATTTTATGTTTGCCGTTTTGTTTTCTATGTTTCCGATTTTTGCTTTTGCTACTTGTTCTGTTGTAGCTGGAACAAGTGCAACGGTTAATCAGGCTGTTTTAAATTCGCTTTCATCAATTCTTTGGGGAATAAACCCTAGCGATGGATTATTGCACATTGTTTCGCTTAATTCTGATTGTACCATTGGCGGAAGTGGCGGCGGTGGTGGCGGTGGTGGTGCGGTAACAGCAGCGGCGGGTTCTTATGCATCCGGTGCATTAGTTGACGGTTCTATTGTTACTCTTGGTACGCAATCAGATACAGCTTGGTCATTAAGCGGTAATTCTACTTCTAATGCTGCACTAAAAAAGATTGCGCTTGAACTTCAAACTGTTGCGGTTACAGGTACGTTTTACCAAACAACGCAACCGATTAGTGCGGCGGCTTTGCCTTTGCCTAGCGGTGCAGCAACAGCGGCTAATCAAACTTCATCGCTTAGTAACGTGGGTACAAGTGCAACAATAGCGCAAACTATTCAAGGAAGTGCAACAGGCGTTGCCGTACCGGTTGCGGGTGCGTTCTATCAAGCTACGCAACCGATTAGTGCATTTTCGCTTCCTTTGCCTACAGGTGCGGCTACAGCGGCTTTGCAACCGGCTTTGAATGGCGACGGCGGCGCGGCGGCACATGTTACTAATTTTCCGTCTAGTCAACCGGTAACATTAACAACTAATGCCGGTACGGTAACGCAAGTTTCTCATACATGCGCAACGACGAACGGACAAGTTCAAGCCTCTGGCGTAGCTAGCGTTTTTGAAATCGTACAAAATAGCGGTGCAACGCCTATATGGCTTTTATTTTCAAGCGGTACGGCTACAACGGCGCCGCCAAGTTTTGAAATTTTAGCCGGTCAAACTGTGACGTTTAGCAACGGGCCGGATAATTACTTGCCAACAGGAAGTTGGTTTTGTATTGCAACTACAGCGGACGTTTTTTCGGTAATGTATAAGTAAAATTTATGCCTTTGCCTTTTGAATTTGATTTTAAAAACCCGGATTATGATACGGTTTTAAAATGGCGAATTGAAAGGCTTGCGCGCATACGTGAAAATCCAGAAAGCGTTGTAATAATAAAAGAATTTTATAAAGAAAATCCTATTCAATTTATTAACGATTGGGGAATGACTTTTGATCCTAGAAACGCTGATATAGGTTTGCCTACTGCTATTCCATTTGTGTTGTTTGAACGGCAGCAAGAATGGATAAGTTGGGTAGTTAATTGTTGGCATAATCGTAAACGTGGATTAACTGAAAAAACTCGCGATATGGGTATTACTTGGACAGCGGTAGCTTTGTCATGTTCGTTATCACTTCATAACGAAGGTATATCTGTAGGTTTTGGATCACGTAAAGAGGAATACGTTGATAAGATAGATGATCCTAAATCTATCTTTTGGAAAGCTAGATTTTTTATGTCTCATTTGCCGATAGAATTTCGCGGAGGATGGGACGTTAAAAAACATGCACCACATATGCGGCTTATTTTTCCTGAAAGCGGTTCATATATAACCGGTGAAGCTGGCGACGGTATCGGACGCGGTGACAGAACTTCTATATATTTTGTTGATGAAGCTGCCCACATTGTTAGACCGCAACTTGTAGAAGCTTCGCTTTCAGCTACAACAAATTGCCGTCAAGATATTTCATCTGTTGCTGGAATGGCAAACCCGTTTGCACAAAGGCGTCACAGTGGAAAGACGCCTGTATTCACTTACGATTGGCGTAGTGATCCGCGCAAAGATTTAGAGTGGTACAACAAACAAAAGAATGAACTAGACCCTATTACGTTTGCGCAAGAAGTTGATATTGATTATCAAGCTTCCGTTGAAGGTGTTGTCATTCCGTCAGCTTGGGTAAATGCGGCTATTGATGCGGCTGAAAATTTAGGTATTGAAATTACTGGTTCTAAGTTTGGTTCGTTAGACGTTGCTGATGAAGGTGTTGATTTAAACGCTTTTTGTGTTCGACACGGTATATCAATATCATTTATTAAAGCTTGGTCTGGTAAAGGTAGCGATATTTTAAATACGGTAGAGCAATCGTTTTTAATGTCAGATGAATACGAATGTTTAGGGTTTTTTTATGATGCTGATGGTTTAGGTGCTGGCGTTCGCGGTGATGCACGGTTGATAAATGATAGGCGAAAACTTCAAAATTTAAAAGAGTTGGTTATCAAACCGTTTCGCGGTTCTGGTGAAGTTATTGACCCTGAACGCGATAATATGGTTAAAGGTAGAAAGAACAAAGATTTTTTCTCAAATCATAAAGCGCAAGGCTGGTGGGCACTTCGTAAACGCTTTCAAGAAACGTTCCGTGCAGTTGAAGCATATGCGAAAGGTGAAACTTACAAGTTTAATAAAGATGATATTATATCGCTTCCTAGCAGTTTGCCAGAATTGCCTAAACTAAAAATTGAGTTATCACAACCAACTTATTCAATCTCTACAGTTGGCAAAATTGTAATTGATAAAGCGCCTGATGGTACTCGTTCGCCTAACTTAGCCGATTGCGTTATGATGAATTTTGCACCTGAAAAAATTGCTAACCGTTGGTTTTAGGAATAACATAATGTGGCCATTTAAAAAGAAAGCTGTTCTTCAAACTAAAAAACAGGAAGGCTTTTTTAATGTTGATCCTGAAACAGTTTTGTTTCAAAAACGTGAAAGAGTTTTACCGCCATTGAAATTAGCGAAAGCTAGTCTTGGCAATGAAAATGGATTACCCATAGAAGAAACCGGTATGTATGATAGCAACGGTTTTTCTACTATCAAACCTAATTATTATAATAACGGTGGAATACCCGATAGCGTTTTATTTTGGTATGCTGCGCAAAACTTTATTGGTTATCAAGTTTGCGCTTTGTTATCGCAACATTGGCTTGTTGATAAAGCTTGTTCAATGCCGGGCCGCGATGCAGTTAGAAACGGTTATGAGATTACCGTTAATGACGGAACTGATGTTGATACAAAAATATTAGATAAGCTGCGTGAGTTTGATAAAGCATATAAAATTAAAAAGCAAATGTCAGAGTTTGTTCGTAAAGGAAGAATATTCGGTATACGTATAGCGTTGTTTGTGGTTGAAAGTAATGATCCTGATTATTACGCAAAACCATTTAATATTGATGGAATTGAACCGGGAACTTACAAAGGCATATCTCAAATTGATCCATATTGGGTAACACCGCAACTTACAAATACAAACGTAAGTGACCCTAAAGACCCTAACTTTTATGAACCTACATTCTGGCAAATCGGAAACATACTTATTCATCGTTCGCATTTGTGCATTTTTACAACCGGTGAAGTAGCGGACATTTTAAAGCCGTCATATTCTTATGGCGGTGTTAGCATACCGCAACGAATTTATGAACGTGTTTATGCGGCGGAACGTACAGCAAACGAAGCGCCTATGCTCGCTATGACAAAAAGACTAACGGTTATAAACGCTGACGTAGCAACAGCTTTAACTGATCCGGTTGCATTTCAAGAAAAAATGCAAGCTTGGGCAGATATACGCGATAACTACGGCTTAAAAGTTGCCGGGTTAGAAGAAAAAATTACCATGACTGACACCGCTTTAGGTGACATGGATAATTTAATTATGACGCAATACCAGCTTGTAGCAGCTATTGCGGAAGTACCGGGAACTAAGCTTTTAGGTACTCAACCAAAAGGATTTAACTCGACTGGCGAATTTGAAGAAAGCAGTTATCACGAAAGCTTAGAAAGCTTGCAAGAGAACGATTTATCGCCAATGCTAGAAAAGCATCATAGCTTAGTTATTAAATCAGATATTCAACCATTATTCGATATATCGTTTTCTGTAACCGCTGTATGGAAGCCGCTAGACGCTATGACCGCGCAAGAGCAAGCGCAATTAAATCTTTTGAAAGCACAAGTTGATGCCGAACTTGTCGCTATCGGCGCGATTGATGGCATGGATTCTAGAGAGCGCGTCACAAGTGATCCTGACAGCGGGTACAACGGGTTGAAGGTGCAAGCGCCTAAACTGCCCGGCTTGGCTACGGGCGGTTCTGGTGGCGCGGCTGGTGCGGCTGGTGGCGGTGATCCTGACGCTGCCCCTGGTGACGCATCTGGCGCATTGCCTAAGCCGGTCCGGCCTACAGCGCCACATATTGCGCCTACGCCGGGTGCTTAGATGGTGCCGCCTAAAATGTACGTGGCTGGTTTACCGCTGCATATAAGTTGCGGCGCACAACTACGTTATGTGAACGTGATTGATCATTACGTTTTACATATGATTACTGAAGTGCGTAATCAAATTACCGCTTTCTATGAAAAAGAAAGCACAAAACAGCATTTATCAAATCTAAATGACGAAACCGGAATGGACGCCGATAGTGTGGGCAGCGGTATTCGTATTTTATCAAACGCATTTAAACGTCAGTTTGAAAAGTTGTTTGGCGGATTATCTGCTACCCTTTCAGAAAATATGGTTGCTGATATCAACAACAATAGCAAGCAAAGTTTGAACGCATCGGTAAAAGAAATAAACCGTAAAACTGAAGGTGAAAAACTTTCGCTTGATCCTGCTATGATGGATGCTGCAACCGTTGAAGTTTTGAAAGCATCTATAGCACGTTCGACAAATTTTATTCGTTCGATACCTAGTGAATATATATCAAACGTAAATGACGCAATTTTAGCGTCTATACAAACTGGTAATGGGTTGCCTGATATAATCGCGTATTTAGATAAACAAGGTAACACAACTAAAAATTGGTCGCATAATACCGCTATGGATCAAACAAGAAAAACATATAACAGCTTAAATGCAAGTCGCATGAAAAATGCAGGAATTAAGCGTGGCAAATGGCTTCATTCTGGCGGTTCGCAACATCCTAGACCAAAGCATATTGCTTTTGATGGCAAAACATTTGACTTAAACAAAGGCGCACCAGTAGGTGATGGCGATGATGATCCGTTAGTTATGCCGGGTGATGACCCTAATTGCCGTTGCACATTTACACCAATACTAGATGATTTATTTGCTTCAAATGACGAATAAAAATTGCACAAGCTATCAAGCCGTGATAGGTCACTAAATCATGTCTGCTACAATTTCCGCAAGAGTACCGGACGTAAACGGATGGTATGAAATTAAAAGCAATCCGTTATCAAAAGCGGGAGTTTATCCGTATTTAGGTTCGTCTATTAAAGCGGTTGATCCGCTTAAAATGTATATGGTTTATAGACCAGCGGAAGAACTTTCTAAACTTGATACGTTAAATAGTTTGCGGTTGTTGCCTTGGGTCGATGACCACACTATGCTAGGTGGCGGTTCAAACGTTGCAAATTATACGCCGCCTGAAAAAAAAGGTGTTGAAGGTGTAATTGGCGAACAAGTTTATTTTAAGAACGGTACGATTTACGGCAACATCAAAGTTTTTTCTAGCAAACTTGCACGGCAAATAAAAAGCGGTAAAGACAATCTTTCTTGCGGTTATCGTTGCAATTACGATTGGACGCCGGGAGTTTTTAACGGACAACCTTACGATTGCATACAACGCAACATTCGGTTTAATCATTTAGCTTTGGTTAAGAACGGTAGAATGGGCGATGATGTTTCCGTTTTAGACGGTGACGATTTTGACGGTACTTTGGTAATAACTTTTGACAGTAAGGATATTGTTTACATGCCCACAATTAACAAAAAGCGTGTTCAGGCTTGGATTAACCGCTGGTCGCTTATTCCAGGCGTTTCTAAAATTGGCGACAAGGTGATTGACGTTGCAACGCTTGACGCCGCCGATACTGAAGCCGATAGCGATACTGACGCGCCTATGTCTCTTGATGATGTTAACTCGTTTCTAAAAGAAATGGGACCAAAGTTTGCTAAGATGCAGGATCATATGAGCAAGCTTACAGCGCCGGTTAATAATGCAGCGGTTACAGGTGACGTAACTGGTATGCCAGGCGCAACGGTAGTTGCTGGCGATGCTGACATGGAACAGGCTATGGATGCGGCTGGTAAACCAATGGTAGGCATGGATGGAAAACCGGTTATGAAAAAGAAAGGCGAAGCAATGGCAACGGGTATGGATGCGGCGGAAGTTGATAAACGAATTGCAGCGGCTACAAAACCGTTGCTTGATCGTATTGCTGAATTGAGTAACCCGAAAAATGTTATTGTTGATATTGCCGCGCGAAATACTTTAGCCGGTAAGTTGTCTGACTTTATCGGCACGTTTGACCATGCTGAAATGACGCTTAATGACGTTGCAAAATACGCAGTTGAAAAGCTGAAAATTCCGGCTGAAAACGGTGCTGAACTTGTTGCGGTTAACGCTTATTTGCATGGCCGTACACCGGTTCATAAAACCCGGCTTGCCGGTACGGGTATGGATGCAGCGGAAGGCATTGGTAAATCAACTGGTGTTGATGCTTACATTAGCGGTGTTACTAAAG